AGAATCGGCGACCGATGTGACGGTCCCGGCATACCGCGAGGTCACCGGGACGATCGATTTCTTGGTGAGAAAAGACGAGGTATATCTCTTCAACGAGTTTCGGCGCGGGGTGCAGAAGGATGTGGTCATCACCCTCGGCGATACCACGGCGAAGCGTATGAAGGTCAACTGTAATATCACCGAGGTCGCGCCATCGCAACGCGACTCGCCCGATGCCGATATGATTCGTTATACCGCGAATCTGACGGCCCTGGCATCGAGCAGTGGCGAGGATGAGATCAGTCTGGTCTTCGATTGAGGTGACGCAACCCTTGAGCGGATCGTCGGGGTACTGCGTCGCCTCGCCTTGCACTATGTGAGGAGTCCGATCCGCTCAACTGACGCAGAGGGTTATCGATTATGGAACTGGGCATCACTTGGTTTCGGTATGTGCCAGGATGGAAGGGCAACCGGGATCTGAACGAGGACGAGCAACTGTCGCTTGAGATCAAGCGATTGAAACCGATCAACACGCTGTATGATGAGGACGATGAGGCACTTCATCGATGGCGCGACGAGCATCTCAAGCAGTGGCTCGACGACCCCGAGCATGGCGAGGGCATACGACAGATGTCAGCAGATGTGTTGAGGTTGGTCAAACGCTTCGCGACCCATACGCGAGGATTCAAAAATTTCATCTTCGACGGCGAAGCGAAGACCGATCCCATCGACATCTTTCTCAATATCCCGAATCCCGCGACGCAATCGCAGTCGGACTCGTTGATCGCGGAGATAATGACCGTCCTGGGCGAGACGGCACATATGACGGGGGATGAGCTAAAAAACTTCGCGGCGCGGCTCGATGGTTTCACCTCGGAAGCGGTCGCGGGTGCATAGCTTGTGCAGGGCGACGCAAGCCGCGGATATGTCTCCATCCCGCTGGGGAGGACCGAGGCGGTCTCCTCGGCGAGGAGGCATTTCTCGGATGCCCTGCTCGCAAGATCACCGATCTGAGTCGCGCACTTTATGAGATACATGCCCTCGCCCATTCAGCGCAACCCGGCGCATATCAACGCCACCTCGGATATTCCGAAATGGTTGATATGCCGTGCATCGTCGGCGAGGCGTTCAACGTCATCGCCGACGAAGTCCACTCGATCTTAAAGGAAACTCATGGCGGCAGTACGCCAGGATCTGACAGTCGCGATAAAGCTGAATGACCAGTTCAGCGGCAAGCTCGGCGACATACGGCGCGACACAGATCGCACCTTTGGCAACAAAAAGGGCGGTCTTGTCGATCTCGGGCTGAATGCGAAAACCGCACTCCTCGGCGTGGGAACAGCCCTGGTCGGTGGCGCGGGTGCTGTCGCGGCGGGCTTAGTCGCGGCAACGCAGAAATCTGCCGACTTTGAGGCGGCAATGGATCGCGTTTCGGCTCTGGCAGGGACCACCTTGCCCGCCGATCTCGCGGCATTGGAAGAGCAAGCCCTCAAGCTCTCGGGTTCGACGATGTTTAAAGGGACCGAGGTCGCCGAGGGTATGCAAGCCCTCGCGACGGCGGGGATGGATGTCAATGGCATTTTAGAGTCGATGCCGGGGCTATTGGATACCGCGATGGCGGGCAATGCGGGCTTGCAAGAGACCGCCGACATCATCACCAACATTATGTCAGGCTTTGGCATCGACCCCGATGAGACGGGGCGGGTCGCCGATGTCCTGGCGGCGACCTTTACGACGAGCAATACGAACCTCAATATGCTCGGCGAGACGATGAAGTTCGTCGCCCCTCTTGCCGCGACCTCGGGCCAAAACCTTGAGATCATGGCGGCGGCGGCGGGCATCCTCGGCAATACGGGAATTCAGGGGTCGATGGCAGGGACGGCATTGCGGACGATGCTGACGCAGTTGAAAGCCCCGACCGATGCCGCGCAAGCATCCCTCGACGAACTCAATATTCAACTGACAAATGCGGATGGGACGTTGCTTGAGTTGCCCGATCTTGTTCGCAACTTGCAGTCGGGAATGGCAAGGCTCGATCCCTCGCGTCAGACTCGCTTGATGAAGGATCTCGTCGGCACCGAGGCGATGACGGGCTTGCAGGTATTGCTCGATGCGGGACCAGATAAGATCCGCGAATATGCCAATTCCCTGGAGAACTCGCTCGGCACCTCGGCGCGCATCGCCAAGCAATCGACGGACAACCTCAAGGGGTCATGGACAACCCTCGGGTCGGCTTTCGACACGATGATGATAAAACTCGGGATGTCGGTCGGTCCCGCGTTCAACAACTTCGTCAAGACCTCGATGATTCCCCTCGTCGAGAAGACGACCGAATTCATCGAGGTGGGCGGCGGCATCGGCCCAATGTTCGACGATGCCTTGACCGTGATTAAAGGCTTCAAGGATTCCGCAATACTGGTGCTTGATGAGTTTTTTGCGAATCCAGATTTCCGCACTCAATTCTTGGGCAATCTCGGCGATACTATCGTCGCGGCATTAACGGCATATGGCACTTATCTGCTGAATCTTACTTCTCTGACCATCTCGGTCGCCAAGACGCTATTTGTCCCGTATCAAACCGCCTGGAAACTGGTGTGGGATTGGATCAACCCATATACGGTCGGGATCTTAAACACGATCGGCGAGAATGCGACGGCGGCATTCAATGGGATCATCCGTGGGATCAACGACTTTAGTGAACATATCGGCATCACCATCGCGGAGATCGACTGGACTCCACTGATCGAGACGGCACCCAGGACCGCGTCTGAGGTATGGTCAGAGTTTAAGAACGACACAAAAGCCGCGATTGACGAGGTGGTCGATAAGGCGACCACTTTGGTCACTGAGGTCGGCGAGGGCAGTGCAGAGGTTGCGGGAGAGATCAAGAAGACGATCGACACCATCGCGCCCCATGCTTCCGAGGAACTGGTCGAGGTCAAGCGGAAATACGACGGGACGACGCGAGAGCTTGCCGAGGAATCGAACGCCAAAGGTGAAGCGATCGGCAAAGCCCTCGGCGAAGGTGTGACGGACGGCTTTGCTCCCGAGGTCGAGGTCAAGATTGAAGTGCCCGACGACCCGAATTCATGGCGAAGCATGGTCGACTCGCTTAAAGGGATTCCGATCGCAAGCTTTTTCCAAGAGAAATTTGGGTCAATATTTTCCGAGGCGGGCGTTGTTGGTCAGGCAATGGTGCAGGGTATGGAGGGCATTATACAGGGGCAGAGCTTTGGCCAGGCGGTCGCCCAAGCCGCGCAGACGATCGGCATGGCAATCGGCGGTCCTTTGGGTTCAGCGATTGCCGTTGTTTCGCGAGGGGTATTAAGCGCGTTAGCACCTGCCTCGCTTGTCGAGCGCAAAAAATTTGAGGGTTACGCCGAAGAAGTTGCGTTTGCGGTTGAGATGGGCGGCATCGGCAAACTGTCTATGAGTACCGACAAAGGTCGCGATTTGCGCGAAGAACAAAGACGGTATGCTCGTGGAGGGAGAGGCACAAAACAAACACTTCGGCGCACGTTTGCCGAGGAATTGCAAGAGCAATTTGGAAAAGATCGAGAGGGTGAGTTTTATCTCAATCCTGGCAGAGCGTTATCTCTCGCGGAGGCATTACTGACGGACCAGATTTACGGCGAAGCAGGGGAGCCACTTACGCAAATAATACGAGATGTGATAATCTCCTCAACTGCTGACGAACTGGTCGAAGAGGAAAAGCGCAAGCGGTTCAAGTCAATGATCTCAGACGAGGCAATGTCTCGCGCAGGGATCACCGCCGCCGCAAATGGATATAGCGGCATGGTTTCCGAGCCGACCCTGTTCCTGGCGGGCGAGGCCGGTCCCGAGATGGTGGACATCGCCCCAACCTCGCGCATGGAGGGCGGTTTCAGCGGCTCGGGCGGTGCAAACTTCCATTTCAATTTTTCGGTCAACACCATCGACGAGCAGGGGGTCAAGAGTTTCATCGAGCAAGACGCGAAGCCCTTTATCGTCCAGATGCTCAACCGCGAATCGACTCGCGGCTCGACCGTCATGTATTCCACCGGACTCACAACAGACCCGAGCGTATAATGGCAAACGCACGAATCCTGTACAATATGGACACCTGGGACGGGGCGACGATCACCGGGTCGTCTCAAGCAAATGCCGACCTCGTCCCTGGCAATGTCGTCCACGATCATGTCAGCAAAATGTGGAGGACCACCGGCAAGGCGAGCGAGAACATCGTTTTTGACCTCGGCTCGGCGACAAAGATCACCGTTTTCTCGATGTTCACGTTCAACCTGACCGCCTCGGCGACCGTGACCCTTCAGGCGAATGCAAGCGACTCCTGGGGATCGCCCTCATACTCGCAAGCCCTCACGATCGCGACCAATGCCGATGGGAGCGTATTACAGCGAATCGTGTATTTCCTCGACCAGACATATCGATACTGGCGGGTTACGCTTGCCGACTCGGGCAACTCCGCGTCATACCTCCAGATCGGCAGAATCGCGGCGGGCGAATATTACGAGCTGACGAGGAACATCAACCAGAATTTCAACATCACCATGTATGACCCGAGCGAGGGCGATCGGGTGCCAGGGCGACAAACCTTTTTTCGCAATCGCAATCGGTATCGGCGGGCGACGGTGCGGTATAACCTCCAGAGCCAGACGCAGACGGATAAATTGAGCGCGATCATGGAGAAGACCGGCAACTCAAAGCCCCTCGTCCTCGCCCTCGATCCGACCGACCGGCCGAGCAAGGACTCGATGTATTGCTATTTGGAAACGCCATTAAGCCAGGCGCACCAGTTTATCGGCAATTATTCGACGGCCCAACTCGTATACGAGGAAAAGACCGAGTAAATGGCATTCGATCAAACCTCATCGATACAAGACTGGCGGCAA